TGGTACAGAAATCACTGGTAGTGACGTAAACCACAACGAGAAAATCATAACAATCAATGACTTATTGATATCTTCTGTCTTTCTTTCTAACATAGAAGAAGCAAAGAATCATTATGATGTTAGAGGTTCTTATTCATCCGAAATCGGTAGAGCATTGGCTTTCCAAAAAGATAAGCACATTCTACAAACAATCGGACAAGCAGCACAAGCTTCTGCAAACGTAGCTGATTCAGGCTATGCTTCAGGAACTGTGTTAACAAACACTTCAATCGCTAGTGCTACAGCTTCTACAGCTGCTAACGCTGTGATTGACGAACTTTTCAACGCTGCAAAACAACTTGACGCTAACTATGTGCCAAGAGAAGGACGTAAGTGCTTCATCAGACTTGAAGAGTATTACAAATTAGCAAACGCTACTAACGCTGTGAATGTTGACTTTAGTGGTCAAGGTTCTATTGCTGAAGGTAGAGTATTGAAGATTGCTGGTATTGAATTAGTACCAACACCACACTTTGTGGCTTCAGACTTCTCAGCTTCAACAAACGTTGATGGCGGTTCTGCTACAGCTGGTGGTTCAAACCCACAACAAGTTAACTTAGCTAACTATGTTGCTCTAGTTTGTCACCCTTCAGCAGCTGGTACTGTTAAGCTCATGGACTTAGCAACTGAAATGGAATATGACATAAGACGTCAAGGTACATTGATGGTAGCTAAATATGCTATGGGTCACGGCGTGCTCAGACCTGAAGCAGCTGTAGGTATTAAAGAAGCTTAATCGTTTCTTATACTTAACCTTGAGGGGATGGCTTATGCTGTCCCCTCTTTACTGAGGAAATTATGGCAACACAAATAACACCAACTACCGAGTTACAAGCTATCAACACCATGCTCTCTGCTATTGGAGAAGCACCTGTTAACTCAATTAGCGGCGTAACAAACGTAGATGTATCTGTCGCTATAAATATCTTAGATGAAACTAGCCTTTCTGTACAAAGTGAAGGCTGGAACTTTAACACAGAATACAATGTAACTTACTCAATAGATGATGATAGTAAGATTCCATTACCTTCCAACTGCGTCCAAGCTGACGCTCACGCAACACACAGATATCAAAACGTAGTTATACGTGATGGTAAACTGTATGACATGGATAACCACACAGACGTTTTTACAATCGTCCCACCATTAGATGTTGTATTGATACAACAATTTGAACAACTACCTGAATACGCTAGACGCTACATTACAGTAAAAGCAGCTAGACGTTTTGCAGCTAGATTTATTGGTGATGCTGGTTTATCTGAGTTAATGAGCATAGATGAACAGGAAGCTTACAATAACTTTAAGCAATCTGATTCTAGAAGTGAAGATGTAAACATACTAGAAGGTGATGCAAATACATATTCTATAATTAACAGACCACCTAGAAGGACTTATTAATGGCAGTAGTTTCTCAGTCGATACCTAACTTTCTGAATGGTATAAGCCAACAAACACCTACCCAACGTGGTATTAATCAAGGTGAAGAACAGATTAATTGTCAAAACAATATAATCAAAGGCTTAGGCAAACGCCCACCATCAGAATACATAGCTACACTAGATGCTACAAACGTGTTTCCTAACACTACAAAGATATGGAGCATACAAAGAGATGAGAACAATAAGTACATGGCTGCATTTTACAATGGTGGTGTAAGAGTTTTTGACTTACAAGGTAATGAGAAGACTGTGACTTACCCTGATGGTACATCTTATCTTACGACTACTAACCCTAAGAATGATTTTAAGATGGTTAACATTGCTGACTATACTTTTGTATCTAACAAATCTATAACACCAACACAAAGTGGTACAACTACAGCAGCTAAAGAAGAATACTTTTATATAGTGTTTAAGGTAACTAACTTTGGTAGAGAGTATGCAATACACCTTACTCACCCTGACTTGCCTTATGGTATTAATGCAATTATACAAATGCCTGACGGTAGTGACGCTAACCATGACACACAGTTTAGAGACACAGCAAAGCTAATAGATATCTTTAGATATGGTACAAGCAGTACTTATTGGGACTCTTCTTCTAGTATAGAGTTTAAATTAACTAGAGCAGACACAGGAGCAACACTAACTACAACACAAGGTTTAAGCAGTTATTCAGCAGTTACAGCTGAGTTTACATTTACAGAACATCAGTCTGCACTGCGTGGTTATGTAGTAGACCAAAACACTAGCTACACAGTAGAGACACATGATGGAGCGGGTAATGCTGAACTATATGCTGTTAAAGATGAAATACAAGATTTTACTAAGCTACCTTATTATGCAAAGTTAAATGATAAGATTAAAGTAACAGGGGATGCTGGTGATACAACATCAGATTACTATGTTAACTATGTAGGCAATGGTGTTTGGGAAGAATGTATAGCACCTAACACAAGTACAGGTCTTAATAATGCTACTATGCCACACGCTCTTATTAACAACAATGATGGGACATTTACTTTTGCTAAACAAAGCTATACAGAAAGAGACGCTGGGAATGATGTAACAAATCCTGACCCTACATTTGTAGGACAGAAAATACAGAACCTTACATTCTATAAAAATAGACTAGGTATATTAGCTGGAGAGAACTTAATATTATCAGGTAATGCTGATTTCTTTAATTTCTTTGCAACAACAGTAACACAAGTATTAGATACAGATGTTATAGATGTTGCAGCTTCAGGTACAACTGTTAACGTATTAAGAAATTCAATATCATTCAACGAGACCTTACTGTTATTCTCCGACACATCACAGTATAAACTCGCTTCAGCAGCTGAGACAATTACCCCGACCTCAGCTGTGTTGAATGAAGTATCAACATTCTCACACAATGCCAATGTAACACCTGTATCTTCAGGTAGATATGCTTACTTCTCACAAGTACGTAATGCAAACACAGCAGTAAGAGAATATTATTCAGACAATGATACATTAACTAATGACGGTTTAGATGTTACTGTTGCGGTACAAACTTTGATACCTGACAACGCTTATTCAATATTAAGTAACACAACAGAAGATTCTTTGATAGTGCTGTGTTCAGATACAGCTGACACTCAGACAGCACCATACACTACAGGAACAGCTGTATCACCTACCAATGCCAACACCATGTATATGTACAAATACTTCTTTGATAGAGGTGAGAAAGTACAAACAGCGTGGTCTAAATGGCAACTAGACAATGTTAAAATAATAGGTGGAATGATAGACCGTAGTTTTGTATATCTATTTGTAGCTGAAGGAACAGACACAAAGTTATTACGTATTGACTTACAAGATTTAGCAGACTCAACCATAGGTCATAATGTTTATGTAGACCTTAAAACAACAGTAACTGGTACTTATGATTCAGCTACTGACCTCACTACATTCACTAGCCCATATGGAGCTAAAACAGGATTAATAGCTGTAAATGCTTCTACAGGAGCTAATTACACAGTAACAAATACAACAGGTTCAACATATACAATAGAAGGTGACCACACTAGTTTAATCATAGGTGTCCCTTATGAATCTAAATATACATTGTCACCACAATATGTAAGAGAATCTTCAGGACAAGGGTCTATAGCTGTTACTTCAGGTAGGTATCAGATACGTACCATATCATTTGATTATGAAGACAGTGGATTCTTCCAAGTAGAAGTGACACCTGAGAATAGAGATACGTATACTACATTTATGAATGGTTACATTATTGGTTTATCAGGAGCAGTAGATAACCCAGCGATTTCGTCAGGTACTATTATTGTTCCTGTACAAAGTAGAAATACATTATTTACATTAGATATAAAGAGTAGCTCACACTTACCTATGTTTATTCCTAGTGCTGAAGTGGAAGGTTACTATCATAGACGTTCTAGGAGAATATAAATGGCATACGTAAGACAAGCAATTTCAGCAGACATAGCTTTTCTTGCACCTAAAATAAGGCAAGAAGACAGAGACGAAATAAAAGCATCAGATAACATAGGAGCTGCTGAGGCTCTTATGACACCTTTCCAAGAAAGAGGACATAGAACATGGAGTGTGATAGGAACAGAAGAAGAATATGTTGTGGGCATGTTTGGTAGTGTACCGACGTTAGACCGTGACTACGGCGTAGCTTGGTTATTATCTAGTGATGAGTTATTTAATTACAAAAAAGAATTTGTAACACAATCACCTGAATGGGTATCACAAATGGGTAAAGGTTATAAATATTTATTTAACTATGTAGATGCTAGAAATGAAAAGTCTATGAAGTGGCTTAGATATTTAGGATTTAAAACAATAAAACGAGAAGAACAATATGGCAAAGGTAAAATTCCATTCTATTTAATGATGAAGGAGATAATATGTGTGGCGTAGCTGAAGCAATGGCAGTAATGTCAGTAATGCAATCTGTACAGGGTTATCAAACCCAACGAGCAGCAGCAAAAGCTCAAACAGAAGCTAATAAGATTACTGAACAAAATGCTAACATATCTTACCTTAATGACATCCAAAAGATAGAAGGTGAGAAAGTAGAAGCAGCTAGAGAATTTGCTCTTGAAGACTTTAAACGTAAGATGGATGTACGTAAGAAACAAGCACAAGCACTTAACTTAGGCTTTGGTAATCCATTTAAGGTAGTGCAAGATTTAGCTGGGACAGCTGACACAGATTACGTTGAACTACAAAACGCTTTCTTATCAGATATGTATAAAGCTAATTATCAATATACACAAGCTTATGCAAATATGCAGAAGACTCGTTCTCAATATCTTAAACCAGTAAGCCCACCAAATGGGTTAGGAACTATGTTAGAAATAGGTGTAACAGCTTTAGGTTATTCACAAAACCCTAATGCTCTTATAAATCAACCTAAAACAGCTAGCACTGTAGCCCAATCAGGTGCTGTTAGTTATGGTGGTTCAGATGGTTTTAAAGGGTACACTCCTGCAGGTCAGTATACAATTCCAACAACAACATTAGGTAATAAATGATGGCATATGAATCTAAAGTAACTAATAAATATTTTGGCTCTACATTTGCAGGTGCTGGAAAAGCATCTGTAGAAGATACAGCAGTATCAGGGCTAATTAAATCACTAGGGAAAGTGCAACCACAGTTAGAAAAATTAGGTGCTCAATACATTGAAACACAAAAAGATGAAGCTGCTGTAGAAATTAATAAATTAACAGCACAAGGCATGTCAGCACAACAAATTGAAAAAGTTATAAAATCAGGAGAAAATGAAACATTAAATAATATGTATGCTTCTGCTACCAATAACGTTTGGTTAGGAAAATTAAAAGCTGCGGAAGACATTAATTTTGCTAAACAAAACTTATCTAATTACAATCCTGATGAACAAACTATGGATGAATTTTTAGCTGACCACGTTCAATCTGATTTTAGTCAAGCAGACAAATATTATGCAGGGGGATATGCTTCAGTCTTTAATGAACAAAAAGCTAAACTGTTATCTGTTGATGCTGAACAAAGATTTCAAGTAGCATCTCAAAAGAAAGTACAAACTTTAGGTAGTTTTATATTAGCTAATGATGCAGTTGATGATGGCGGAGTCAGTATCTTTGCTAAACTTCCACAAGATGGGACATACAGCAATAAACAAATAAATGATGCAGCTTTGTTTGCTGCTAGTACTTTGTATTCTACAGGTAAGACAGTAGACGATTTAGATAGAGCAATAGAGTATTTAAATGCTGACAGAGGCACTGGTAAGAATGGTCAAAAACTAGGGTCATTGTTATCAGCCAATAATAAAGATGCAACAGCCCTGAAAAGGAAAATAGAAGGCAGAAGAATGACCTTAGTACAACAGAATCGTCAACTTAGAAAGTACGAAGAAGAAGATGCCGTTACTAACATATATAAAAGAGCATCGGAGCTTGACAACATAACTCCTTTACAATTAAGTCAATTTAAAGAAGAATTAGAACAATATGGAAATCCACTGTATATAGAAACCTTAACTAAAATTGCGAACCAAATACAATCACCTAATTCTGATTCCTTTTCTGTAAATAGTTTTAAAAGAAAAATAGCAGAAGGTAAATTTGATAGTCTTACAGAGTTGATGGCTGAGGCAAACAAAGATGGTGTTCCTTATGATGACAGTTATAGAATACTACTTAGAGAAGCAGAAACACGTAAGCCTATCTATGACAGAGACCCTGTCTACAACAGTAAAACAGATGAAATAGTTAGGGCTACTTCTGAAGATGTAGGTGGTGAGAAAGATACACTAAAAGCTAGTGATGTAAGAGATTTTATAGAACGTGAAATAATAGACTTTCACACTTCTCCTGAAGGCAGCAATGCAACACGTGCTGAAAAGAGAGCATTTATGAAAGAAGTCAAAGAAAGTGTAATTGATAACTTTGGTATTTATGGTAGAAAAGAAACACACAGAAAAGAAAATGTTGAAACACGTAGAGAAAAAGCAAAGCGTGAAGAAAAGGAAACAGCTGAAAGAGAAGCTTTAATGACAAAACTTAAAGGTAAAACAGAGGGTCTAACTCAAGATTTTGACAACACTGAAGCTATTAGTAAGAAACCAACATTTACGGATGATGATGATAAATTCTTAACTAGTGATGCTGAAGACCAACGTATGTTTAAACTAGATAAATTGTATCCATACATTAATAACTTTGTAAGAGATTATTTTGATAACGCTACAAAAGAAGATATGTCTCAATATTGGAAATCGTTAGAACAATCTGAAATAGAAAACCTTTACAAG